TAGAAAAGATCACTAAGTCTACTGGAATTAAAAAGCTCGTTAATAAATACGGCCCTTCAGATTGTGGCTGTAGTAAACGACGCGATAAATTAAATGAAATGTTCCCATACAAAAATGAAAACTCTTGATGTATTTGTTGTCGAGCTAGACAAACAGGTAAAAGACAAAATAACTACTGAGGGTGGACTTGAGCTTTATGTAGACTCAAAGTTTAATGAGTTTGAGTACAGAGTTACAGAAGGCCCAGTAGTGTGTTCACCACTAAAGTATGATACTGGTGTTGAGCCAGGAGATACCTTATACTTTCACCACTTGGTTGTACTTAATGAGGGTCAAGTACTGACAGGTCACGACAAGCACTTTTTGGTTAGGTATGACGATAAGCATACAATAAACAATCAGGCTATAGCTTATAAGAGTGAAAAAAGTGGACACATATATACCCTCGGTGGCTGGGCGCTTCTTACCCCTGTTGAAGATGACCCTGAAGACGATGTTAAAAGCGATATCATCGAGATCGTTAAGCTTACCGAGTCTCCTGTTCGCAAAGCTCGCATTGCTTTTGACGCTCCTTGGCTTGAAGAGCTTGGGGTCAGTTGCGGCGATGTGGTGGGTATTAAGAAGAACAGAGACTACGAGATAACTATTGACGGTGTTAAGTACTTCAGAGTTAGGACAGAAGATATCTTATATGTCGAAGAAGAAGTTCACAACGATTGATGCCGCCGAGCGCCTCATGAGATCTATGGAGGTGGCCATCAATAACATGATTGACGAAGTCAAGAAACCTGTTGATCCAGAGATCAACGGGAGCGCCCGTAAAGCAGAGCTTCAGTCAATCAAGCAAACAGCTACAGACTGTAAAGAACTGATTGTTGAAAGACAGCGATTAGAGCAAATGATAAAAGACCTACAAACAAATGGAGGGATCGAAGAAGCCAAAGATTACAGCGGGGGTTTCGCTGAGAGATTCTCTAAATGATTGGAAAGAAATAGTGTGGCAATACAATAAAACAGATTTTAAGTTCTGGGAAGATTCCTGGAACGGTGAGTTCGAGGACTGAGTTGTTGGTTTTCGTCAGGCGGCCTACTACGCATAATGGGCTTATCAACTGGGGCGTAGTTCAGTTGGTTAGAGCGTCTGTCTTATACACAGGAAGTCGCGGGTTCAAGTCCCGCCGCCCCAACAATTTATTATATTTGTGCCATGAAGCTCAAGAAGCGAGACTACAAGAAAGAATACGAGAAATACGGTAAGGGTGGAAAAGCCAAGAAGTATCGTGCTTTCTTAAATCGCATAAACCGACGTAAGGGTACATACGGAAACGGTGACGGTCTCGATGAAGCGCATGTTGGCTCGTCTGATAAAACCAAACCTCAGCCCGAATCTAAGAACAGAGCAAACAACAGGCCTAGGCGGAGACGCAGTAGGTAACTGCATGCGCTCGTAGCTCAGTTGGATAGAGCATCTGCCTTCTAAGCAGACGGTCACAGGTTCGAATCCTGTCGGGCGTACTAAATTTAATACAATGGCAAAGACACAAGTCAGTACATACACAGCAAAAACAGTTCGAAGAAAAGGTGTTCACGCTAAGACTAAGCAGTCTAAGAACAAGAACTCTAAGAACTATAAGAAGCCCTATGCTTCACAAGGAAGATGATACGGACGCTATCTCAATTTGTCCCAAGGGTACAAAGGGACGAGTTGTTAGGATCGGTGACTTGGACATTGCACTTCCCGCTCAGCCTCCCGAGAAGGAGATTGCTGGATATGGAAAGCCAAACGACATGCAGCTGTGGGAGAGAGTTCCTATGCCCAAGGAGCTGTCTAGGATTAAGAGTATGGACGAGTGGTCGGAGATGCCTAGGGAGTTCAGACAGAAGTTTTCTTCGTATATCGAGGAAGAGTTTAGACGTAGGCGTGAGGGTTTTTGGTTTTTTAATCAGGGTGTCCCTACGTATATTACGGGTAGGCACTATATGATGCTTCAATGGACTAGGATGGATATAGGATATCCTAGCTTCCTTTCGTTCCAAAAAGATATTTTCGTACATTTGTCTGCTTGTGAGGCAGATCCCCGATGTATCGGGCAGTTATACACCAAGTGCAGACGTAGCGGATATACAAATATCTGCTCTGCAGTTCTACTTGACGAGGCCACACAAGTAAAAGACAAGCTCTTGGGGATACAGTCGAAGACTGGTAAGGACGCCCAAGAGAATATATTCATGAAGAAGGTCGTGCAAATGTTCAGGCACTATCCCTTCTTCTTTAAACCTATTCAGGATGGAACAACCAATCCGCGCATGGAGCTGGCTTTTCGCGAGCCGAGTAAGAGAATCACGAAGAACAATAAGACTACGCAGAAGGGCGAGGCTCTTAATACGGTCATAAACTGGAAGAACACAACTAACAACGCCTATGATGGAGAGAAGCTACATCTCCTGTATCTTGATGAGGCTGGTAAGTGGGAGAAACCAACGGATATAAGAGATGCCTGGAGGATACAACGCACTTGTTTGATAGTTGGTAGAAAGGTGGTGGGCAAGGCCATGGTGGGTAGCACTGTAAACCCCATGGACAAAGGAGGTAAAGAGTATAAGGATTTGTGGAGGGATTCTGACCCCGAAGAGAGAAATGCTAACGGTAGGACTAGAAGTGGTCTTTACAGATTGTTTATACCAGCCTTTGAATCTCTTGAGGGGTTCTTTGACAAGTTTGGAAATCCAGTTGTAAACGACCCACCTAAAACCATAGAAGGACTAGACGGTGAGGATATAATATTTGGTGCCAAGACCTACCTAAAGAATGAAAGAGAGAGTCTAAGAGATGATCCATCAGAGCTCAATGAGGTAACTAGACAGTTCCCCTTTACTACTGATGAGGCCTTTAGGGATAGTATTGATGGTAGCTTATTTAACATAGGCAAGATATACGAGCAAATTCAGTACAATGACGACCTGTTCCCCAACCCCGTTGTAAGGGGCAATTTCGTATGGAAGGATGGGGTTCAAGACACTAAGGTTGTATTTAAGCCTGATGCTAAGGGTAGATTCAAAATAGCTTGGTTGCCTCCCGATAATTTGAGAAACCTCAAAAAGGAGGAGCGTGGAAAACGTATTGCGCCTAATGCAGAGCTGGGGGTAGGCGGGGTTGACTCCTATGACCTTGACGCCACCGTCGATGGACGGGGGTCTAAAGGAGCGCTACACCTTTACAACAAGTTTCACATGGAGCATCCATCGAACATGTTTGTAGTGGAGTATGCGTCCCGTCCGCCTTTGGCCAAGATATTCTACGAAGACTGTCTTATGGCTGCTGTGTTTTACGGATATCCATTATTAATTGAAAACAATAAGTACGGCATCGCAAGATACTTTGAATCAAGAGGTTACGATGGCTACTTAATGTCTAGGCCTTCTCATCTAAGAGCGGCTAACTCAAAGATCAATGTAAAGACTAAGGGGATACCTTCTAACTCACAAGATGTAATTCAAGCCCATGCACATTCCATTGAATCGTACATACATGACCATGTTGGCATGCACAGAGATACAGGGGAGTATGGGAAGATGTATTTTAACCAAACTCTTGAAGATTGGATTGGCTTCAAAATCAATGACCGTACTAAGTTTGACCTTACTATTAGCTCAGGCTTGGCTCTTCTTGCTGCTCAGAAGTCAAAGCCCAAGAAAAAAGCTGCTTCTTTTGATGAAAAGAAATTCTTCAGAAGATATAGGCCAATAGGCTAACAATCAGAATATTTCTATATTTGCAGAAATGCAGAATCCCTGATGTACAGTAAAAGTAACAGGCAAAGCAAAAGCTTCCCCGATCCACTAGCACCTCAAGAAGTAAAGCAAGGGAAAAAATATGGTTTAAAGTATGCTAAAGCTGTAGAGAATCAGTGGGGGAAAATGCAGGACACAGAGTCTCTGTACAGAAGAAGAAATAAGATTTGGGAAAGAAATAGAGATTACGCAAACGGCACTCAGGACACCAATATTTACAAGAGGATTCTTACCTCTATGGACCCTAACTCTGCCGACGGAAGTCTAGTAAATCTTGATTTTACTCCAGTACCTATACTTCCAAAGTTTTCCAGAATTGTAGGCAATAAGATACTGTCTAGAAATCCTTATCCGAATCTTGAGGCAATAGACCCTATATCTTCTTCCGAGAAGAATAAAGAAAAGCAAAGGATAAAAACTCAAGTACAAATAAAGCCAGAGCTTGAAGCTCTAAAAGCAGAAACTGGCGGACTTGTACTAGACAAAGACCCAGCCGATCTTCCCGACACGCTTGAGGAGGCAGATATCTTTCTGGATACGAACCTTAAGACAGATGCAGAGATTGCTGCTCAGATAGGCACTAATCTTACTTTGTCTTGGAACAACTTCAACGACAGCATCTACAGAAGGTGTGTCAACGATCTTGTTTCTTTAGGCATGGCCGTTGTAAAAAGGTCAAACGACCCCAACTACGGTATAAAGACGGAGTATGTAGATCCCTGTACTTTTATCCATAGCTACACAGAGGACCCAGGACTTAATGATTTAACCTATGCTGGTCACATAAAAAGAATCTCGATACAGGAGCTCAAGAGACTGGCTGGAGATCAATTTAGCGAAGAGCAATATGCTAAGATGGCACAGGGCTCAGCTGGCAAGTATGGTAACGACTCTAGCAAGCTTTCACATCATTACTTTGATGACTACCTAAAAAGAAACATATACGGGTACGATGAGTACATGGTGGATGTACTTGACTTTGAGTTTATGTCTGTTGATTGCATGCACTTTGAGGACAAGGAGAACAGATACGGAAATAGACTCTTCTTCTACGAGGGATTTGAGTACAGAGAAAAGACTGGTAGTGTATTTGACAGGGAGCAAAGAAAGATGCACATCGCAACCGTTTACGGTGGTAGTTATGTGATGGGTACTGACTTTATGTACGACTATGGCATGAAGGCAAATATGCCCAGAAACATACACGATATATCTAAGTGCCGCTTGTCTTATTCAGCTGTGTGTACAAATATTCGCAGGATGATACCTAAGTCCATGGTGGACAGCTGTGTTGGTTTTGCAGATATGCTCCAGATCACTCACTTGAAAATCCAACAAGCTATAGCCAAGGCAAAGCCTGATGGACTGGTTATTGATATAGAAGGGCTAGAGAATGTACAGCTTGGTAAGGGTGGTGAGCTTCAACCTCTAGAGCTGCACGACATATACGAGCAAACTGGTGTATTCTACTACAGGAGTAAAGACCCAGAAGGAGGGTTCCAAAACCCACCTATACGTGAGATTGGAAACAGCATTAGAAACATAAACGAACTTATTGGTATATACAACCACTACTTGCGACTTATCAGGGACGCTACGGGTGTTAATGAAGCGATGGACGCAAGCTCTCCTAAGGGTGATGCTTTGGTTGGGGTTCGTGAGCAAGCTATTGCTGCAGGAAACAATGCCATCTACGACATCACTAACGCATCTATGGTACTGTTTAAGAAGGTTTGCGAAGACATTGTTAAGTGTCTGCAGATTATTCC